ATAAGTGCGGCAATTAAAAATGGATTTGCAACAACGAAAGTTGTACAAGGTGCAATTGAATTAAAGAAAGATGCTATTGAATTAATGTTAAAACCGTTATCTGCGGCAATTGATAGTAGTTCAATTAGAAAGGCAGGTGATACAGTCGCAACAACTATTGCTGATTTAAGTGGTAGTATTAAAAAATTTGTTAAAGGTCAATCTGATTTATCAGGGGCGTTTGATGGGGTTAAAAGTAGTGCTACAGTATTGGAAGGGATAATGAGTGGACAATTAAAGAAGGGACTCGAAACTTTTGATGAATCATTATCTAAAATAAATATAGATGACTATAACCAATTTGGTTTGGTTATAAAAGAAATAACAGGAAAGAAAACAGGTGATTTAACTGATTTAAGGTCAGTTATTAAGGAAGAGTTGTTTACAATGAATACCAAACAGAAAGACGCGATTATTTCTGACGGTATGGTCATACCTTATGATGAGGGTGATGTTGCTGCGGTCTTTAAAGAAAGAGGTTCTGAAATGAGTATTGACGATGTTAAAAAAACCGTAGATAATACAAAAACACCGGCTCAAGATTTTGTAAATCAGTATGTTGGTACCGTAAATAAAACTGAAAATATTGATAAAAAAATTATTGAAGGAGACGCTTCAATAACTATAAATTTCAAGGCTGACAATAATAAAGATATTGAATACCAATTAATGGAAAAATTAAAAGATTTATCATTTGTCCAAGAAGTCAAAAATAAATTAAATGGTTCATTAATGGAAAAAATATCTGGTGGACTTTTGGAAAATAAAAAATAATACAAAAAATACCATCGGTTTCTATTTATTAAAAAAAAAGAATGTCAGAAAACTTACTTACTTTACAGGGTTCAGAACAATTCAGAAAGAGTCTAATTACAAGAAATTTAGCCCCTTATAATGTGCAAGGTGTGTATACACCACCTAATTTTCCACAAAATTTTGAAACTGTATTAAGTGATAGTAGTGTTGTTGATGCTCCTGAAATAGAAGAAAGTGTTGGGGGAGGGGGTAATATTTCCCAAGTTTCATTAGCAACAAGATATAACACATATGGACCTGGTGGTGAAAGAAATAGAGTAGACGCTGCTGACCAAATATCTTTACCAAGTCAAAATCAGGGTGTTGAAACTAATGGACAAGTTTCTTTTATTGCAAATAACCAACCTTACCAACTTGCTGAAACTCAATTAGATTTAATTAATGAATTTTTCATTGATGCTGCATTTATTGAAAATAAATATGGACCCGAAGGAGGGTTTAAAAACATGTATTTTGTCACTTCAATACAATCTAATGACAATATATATGCAAATTATTGGGGACCACCATCATTTGTACCTTCATTCTATTCTGTATACCAAATATTAACATCTGACAACCCACAAGGGAGTGTTGGTTCATTAAGTCAAGATTCTTATCTTGCTAAAATAGGGGCACAGTATTTAAAAAATGCGTTCCAAGAAAGAATTGCTCAACAAATTGAAAATGATACTATAGGTCGAGTTAATTTAGATGCGTTACAGGACCCATTTACGGCTATTGAAGTTTTAAGAGGTGCTGAACCATTAGTTGAAAGAAACTATAGAATTACCGTACCTAACGGACCTATCGCTCGAAGTATTGATATTTTAACACAGGTTACAGGAACTTATATTCCCGCTTCACCGATACCCGGAGATTATTTTGGTTTTGTACAAAGAAGCGCCGGTCCTCTTAGACAAATTATTGGTTCGGTTTCAAAACTATTTAATTTTACACCTGCTGACTCAGGTTCTGAACTATTTTTTAAAAATACTGGTTCAGGTCAAATAACATTTTTATTTAGAAATATTGATAGTAATCTATATAAACCAAATTACGATAGAAGTTTATTAGGTACTGTAATAGGTTTATTGAATGACGCTACAGATAGAAATGTTAGTATTGGTACTTTTTACGTTGGTTCACCTAACAGTAATCCATCTTTAATTGATTCACCTCTTAAAGATTCTCCTGATAATGCCTTTGGTCAAAATACTCAATCTATGGTTTACGGACCTGATAAGATGAGTAAACTTTATGAAGGGTCTCAAAATAATTTTAATTTTGGACTTGCGGGTAAAAGTACCATTGATGGAGGAGGAATTGACGGAGGGTTTACTTGGACTTCCCCAAAGTATAAAGATAATGCTGGATTCACAGTCGGACCTGGAGGTAAGAATGTTGCTCAAGACCCTGATTATAAATCAATCAGTTCTCAATTAACATCTAATGAGTCGACTAATTATACATTTAAGACAAATTCTTTATTAGATAATACACAAAGAATAATTGACTCAACACCATCAGATTCGAACAGGTATTCTCATGCGGGTAATGCAATTTCAAACATATCTAAAGTTTTTAACGATGGATATAAAGAAATTACAAAGGGTTCTAAAGTAAAAAAATATGTAAATCAAAATGGAGCTGAAGTAGGTACTGAGTATTGTAGATTATTTACAAAAGACACTCCTTACTTGACTTATAATGATTTACAAAAAACTGTCGCTAATACTTCAGGTTCAGAATTAAATGGTAATATTAGAAAATTTAGTTATTCCGTTTTAGATTCTACTTATAATTTGAATATTGCACCTTTTAAAAATCCGGGTTCAACAAACATCCTTAATAACAAAGTTAAAAAATACATGTTTTCATTAGAAAATTTGGCTTGGAGAACGTCAAAGAAACCGGGTTTTACTTATAACGATTTACCTGTATGTGAAAGAGGACCAAATGGAGGTAGAATTATGTGGTTTCCACCATATAATTTAACATTTAGTGAAACTGTTACACCATCTTTTGAAAGTCAGGATTTTATAGGAAGACCTGAACCTATTTACACTTACAAAAATACAAAAAGGGGAGGTTCAATAGGATTTAAAATGATTGTTGACCATCCATCAGTATTAAATTTAATAGTAAATAAAGTTTTAGCGAAAGAATCTAATCGACAAGTTGTTAATGAAATTGTTGATTCATTTTTTTCAGGGTGTAAAAAATATGACATTTATGATTTAGCCGCTAAATTTAATACATTACCGTTATCTGATTTAATTGCTGTTCAGGAAATCATAAATGAACAGAATATACCTATAGAACAAATACAAGATGCTTTAAATGAGATTTCATCACCTGGAAATAATGGTACTGACAATCCCGATGCGGCTTCAAACCCGTCTCCTGAATTGGGTGATTTTACAACATATGAAAACATTGGATTTTATTTTGACAATGATATACCTGGTCCATCAACAGTAGAGGAAGTTAGTGGTTCTTTTGAGGAGTACTATAACACTTACATTACAAAATTAAGTATATACCAATCTAATTCTACCGCTGAAGAAAAACCAAAAATGCAACCGTTTTTTGATGACGTAATTAAGTGGAATTTTGACCAAGTAAAGGAAATGATAAAACAATTATATCCTATATTAAGTCAACAACAAGCGACAGTTACATTAATTATGGATGGTAGTGCGTCTCCTGTAGCGTCGGCGGCTTATAACAAAAAAATTGCTAAAAGAAGATTAAGTTCAGTTAAAAATTTCTTTAAAACTTATGAATTAGATTTAGGTAATGAAGTAATGTCCTTAAAGGATTTTGTTGATAAAACTTTATTGTTTACAACAACTGCTTTAGGTGAAAATACAAACGCTACCCCAAAGGCAAGTTTTGGAAATGTAGATACATTCTCATGTTCTGATACACCCGGAGACCCAAATTATCAAGCAATTGGAGATTCAAAAAACAAAACTTATTCAACAAGAGCAATGGCTTGTAGAGCGGTGAGATTTAATAAAGTAATAATTGAACCAACCCCTCCACCCGCACCTGCACCTCCATTAGTTGACCCAATACAAAAACAAGAACAGGGATATCAAAAAGTAATTAATAAAGATATTTTCTCTAAAGTTAAAGAAGGTATTAGTAAAAAAATACTTAGAAGTTTATTATCTGAGTGTGATTATTTTGAGGTAGTTAAAGGAAGTAATCCTATGTTTTTTGATTCTATAAAGGATAAGATTAAATATTTCCATCCGGGTTTTCACTCTATGACACCTGAAGGTTTAAATTCAAGATTAGTATTCTTGAATCAATGTGCAAGACCTGGAGATACTATACCTACAATAAAACCTGATGGAACTACTGCTAATGGTGATGCGTCAAATACTAACTTTGGGGTACCACCTGTTTTAATATTAAGAATTGGTGATTTCTTTAATTGTAAAATTATACCTGGTACAATTACACTAAAATATGAAAACTTAGATATAAATCCTGAAGGTATTGGAGTTCAACCTATGATTTGTGACGTATCACTTTCATTTGATATTATCGGAGGTATGGGTCTTAAAGAACCTGTTGACAAATTACAAAACGCATTGTCATTTAGTTACTACGCTAATACTGAAATGTATGATGAAAGGGCGACTCCTACTGAAGATACTACTGCAATAGACCAAGCGGTATTTGAAGCAATTTTAAATCAAACTCCTGTTGTTGGTGTTAATAGTGTTGGTGATGTAAATCAAATTAATGGTGGTAATCCATTTGGTAGTATAACTAAATTTAATTTAAGTGGAAGTTCTGAAACTGGAGATATTAATTACCAAAAACAATTTGATGATTTATTAACTTCTACTAAAGGATATTTTGATGGAATTTTAAATTCTTTAGAACAAATAATAAAAGATTACGGATGGGCGACTGAACAAATGTTTGTTAAAACTGACAATCGAAGATTTAAAACTGGTAATTATAAAAATTTATCAGGAACTAAATTGGCTTCAAAAATGTTTGGGAAGAATAATGAATTAGATAATGAAATTAATGACATTTTTAATAAATTGACAGACTCTATTGATGATGATGATAACCCAATAATAAAGGCAATTGACAATACTTTAGGACTACCTAATAGTGTTAAACGAGATGTTAAGGGTAACTATGTTAATTATGTTAACACATTAAAATCAGAATATTCTCAATATCTTTTTGAAAAAGAAAAACAATTAACAGAATTACAACAAAATTATATACAAACTTTAAGAAAATTTGATTTAGTTGTTACAGGAAATGATGGTAAAATATTGACTAATGGTCAAGCTAAAATATTAGGATTAAGTGGAACTACTGACATCCACTCAACAAGTACAGGACCGACAACATTAGAAGAGATTGTTACTGACTATACTCAAGTAGGTACAGATATGAAAGAGTATATTGAATTATTAGAAACTCATTATTTAATAACTAATACATATAGTTCTAGTAAACCTTCATATACACAGGTTTCAACGTACAGTATAACCGACGATGAAAGTTATCAATATCAAATAATGAATAAAATATTATCAGACGGAACTACTAAGAATAATTTTGTTAACGACTTGATTAAAAACAATGAATCGAATAGTTTATTAAAAATAACAATCGAACAAAGTATCGAAAATTTCTTAACAATCTTTAATGTTGTTAATAGTGATTCATTAAATCAAGTTGAAGATTTTAAAAATTCAGAAAGTTACACTAACAAATATAAAGATTATAAAACAATTCCATCAGGTAAAACAAGGAAATTTACATATATATCTAACAGTACAACCTCAACTCAAGTATTCCAAACCAATACAAAAAACATATATTCTAAAGTTAATATATCGAATGATGAAACTTTTAATGATAAAATACAACTAAATTAAAATGGCTAACGAATATTTTAATAGATATCAGCAATTTACAATAAATGGACAACAAAAAACTGTTCCATTTGTGACGTTACCAACAAAAAGTACTGATATTAGACATATATACAAAGTCGGTAGCTCAAGGTTGGACAAGATATCACAACAATATTATGGTACACCATTTTTTGGATGGTTAATTATGATGGGTAATCCATCTTTTGGTGGTTTAGAGTGGAATATACCTGATGGTACCGCAATACGAATTCCATTTCCTTTAGTGTCAAGTTTATTAGATTATAATAGTCAATTAGACAAATATTTTTTATATTATGGCAAAGACTGAAAACATTTTAATAGAACTTGATTATGACAATATGATTGTCATTGACCCAAACAAAGTTCTAAATAATGAAGGGTTTCCCGAGGAAAGAAATGTACCTCAGGAAAACTTAGTTATGTATGCCAATTTAACTTGTACTGTAATACCTAGAACAAAACTTGCGATAGGGACTTCTAATAATACTGTAATTGAGACAATTAACGTCTCAAGTTTCAATATGTTAAATCAAACAGGACAAGATGGGTTTAACACAAAATGGACTGATGAATTAACTGGACTTGACTCAATACAGGGAAGAGGAGTAAACCAAATAAGTTTACAACCAAAGGTTAATCCGCAAAATTCTAACGATTACTTTTTATCTCAAACACTTTTAAGTGAAGGTAAACCTGGCACTATTGATACAGGATTGTTGGGTATGAAGTCAATAAATATTAAAACAAGTACTAACTATATCTCAACAGTATCAATCCAATTTGTTGATATTAAAGGAAGAGCTTTATTTGGTGCTGGAGATAATTCAATATATTCTGCATTTTTTAATCAACCAAGACCTCAATTTGAGTTAACTATTAAAGGTTATTATGGTAAGGCAATTAAGTATAAGTTACAACTTATGGAGTTTGAATTTAGTACAGACCAAAGTGGTAATTTTTCAATTGTTACAACATTTGAATCTTACAAGTTTGGTATTTTAGGTTCTCTTGGTTACAGTATGATTGAGGCGGTTTCAGGAATGTATGAGAAAAAATACACAGTATTACCTACTGACTCCACACCTATTACCGGAGCCGCTCCAAATACCGATGGGTCAATTAGTACTTTAAAAACTAATACTGAACAAAGTGTTTATAGAGGGTATGAATTAATTGGTGAATTTTTTGATTTATATAGAAAAAAAGGTTTGATTGACCCTGATATGCCAACATTAACTATTTGGGATTTAAAATATAAACTTGAAAATTTTACGACACAAGTCGCTACATCTCTTGTACAGGAATCAATGGCTCCATTAAATGAGATAACAAAATATTCAGAATTATTAAATAGATATTTGACAGAAGTTTCAAGTTCGTCACCTGAAAGTTGGTTCAAAAAATATTGTGATGATAAAACATATTATGTTTTAAATTTAGATGCTCCAATTGCTATAGATGTTACTATTGATTCTGCTTTACAAATATTAACTGATTCTATAAAAACACCATCTAAGATATACAAATTTAAACCTGAAATTGATACTACCGATAAACAAAAAAAGGCAATATCGGAATTAGATGGAATTATTACAAAATATAACAAAGATTTAAACGCGAATCCTGTATTGGGTAGTATGGGTAAATTTGTGATTTCAAAAAAAGAAGTTTCTTCTAATGTAAAAATTAATGTTAGTTTAAATACTATACTTAAAAATACAGTAACCGCTGAAGACATAAATTTTGCAGAAACTTATAAACAGAGATTCTCAACAGAACCTACCGCAGCTCAAGTAGAACAACTTAAACTTGAATTTATTAAAGAACAAAATAGGACTATACAAATTACTAATGAACAAGAAAATAGTGTAAAACCAAGACCTATTAATTTTTTTATGTTTGGACCATCACAAGGTTTTGATTATGAAATCAAAACTACAAAAACTAAGGTTGATGACCAAAAACAAAAAATAGAAACTGCATTACAAAATTCATTAGAAAATAGTTTTTTAGATAAAAATATTGGATTTGGGTTTAAACCTTCAGTTAGAAATATCATATCAGTTATTATGGCATCTACTGAGGCATTTTTGGCTTTAATGGATGAATGTGAAAATAAATCTTGGTCGGTTAGAAATAATGAAATTAGAAAAAGGTCAGTTTTAGGTTTAAATAGTGTTGAAAAAAATGCTGGAAATATTCAGACAACTGACCCAATTTATCCTTGGCCATTATATACTGTCGCGAAGACAAATAATGGGAAAACTGAATTAGAAGTTACATATCCTGGGGATTCAAGTGTAATACAACAAACACAGGCGTATAATAAAGATATATGGCCTGAAGTTGAATTTGTTGAGGAATATTTTAAAGGGTACTCACAACGTATACCGTATCCTGCAAATCCTTTGGTTGGACTAAATGACTTGGTTGTTACTAAAATTTCAGGTAACATGTTAGACGCTCCATTTACGAATAGATTTTATTCTCAAAAATCTGAAAACAAATTTTTCTATGAAATTTGGGAAAGAATTTTAAGTATTGGTATGTTTAGTGGTTTTGATTATAAAGACGAAACATCTAAACTGTTACTATCCCCATTGTCACAGATAGAATCAACTGTTATCATCCAAAGTTTATCTAATGAAAATCCATATTTAATTAACAAATTAAAGAATTTTGATTTAAATTCTGAAAATTATGAAAATTATTTAAAACAAATTTCTAATAGAGGATTAGGTGAAAGTTGGAACAAATATATAAGAAATGTATTTGTAACAGATTATTTAGAGACCGAATCTTTAAACCCAACTTTAATTTTACCTGGAACTATCTCACCATCTTTCACATTACCAAAGAGTGATGAATTTGATGGATATGTTAAAAGTACTTCAAATAGATTCCCATATTTAGGAATTTATCCATTTAATAACGATTTATGGGTGACATTAAATGTTACAAATTCAAGTCTATTCCCAACAGTTTCCGAAATATATAATACTGAAAAAAATCTTTTTTATGATAAGGATTATTATCTTATTAAATCAAATGGGAACTATGCCTTTAGTAACTTTTGTTATATTAATTCAACTAACCCTGCGGTTGTTGGAAATACATTTTCAGACTTAACTAATTTTTATTTAAATCGTAATGACGCTGATAAATTTTTAGCGACTGAAGGTAAGATATATTTAAACAACTCAGATAATAAATTAGGGTATGAACAGACAACTTCAATTTTAAACACTCCTTATTTTGTAAATGCTATTTTAGATGGAGCTCAAAAACAAAAAAGTGGGTCAACGTATCCTTATATTAACGCTGCGTATCTTTTTATTAATTCACTGCCAGTTGCTACTTTAAGGGAAACATTTAAAAAATTAGTTTCAGTCGAAAATAATAGTTATGAGGATGAAAGTTTAATTGGACCTACGTTAAAGAAATTTTCGGCATTGCATACTTTACCTTACGCTTTTATTTTAAAGTATGGTTCAATATGGCACAGGTATAAAAAATATATAGAAACCGGAGTTGATATTCTAATTGATAATTCTGGAGGACAGATTACAACTTTTGATAATTTTAAATATGCTGAAAATTACGACCCATTAACTTTAAATGTTAATAAAGAATATTTTATAGGTAATGAAGATGACGCAAATTATTTAAGTTTAAAATTAAGAAATTTACAACCGACTACTGGACCAACACCAATAAATGTACTAACAATGAATATTGGTTTTTATCCTAAGTTGATTGATGATTTCCATTATTTTTTAAATGATTCTAATTTCTTTGACAATTATACTGCTAGTAATGTTTTATCTAAAACACAAAGTGGTAATTTAATTTGTATTAAATCTGCCTCAGGGTCTGTTGTTGGTAAATCAAATTATTTAGAAGGAGGAGGGAACACACAATTAAATATTTTTGCATGGTCTGTAGTTACTAAAACAGATGACGGTAATTATTGTATCATGCCATCATTTGGTGGTAATATTAAACAATACTATTATGAGATGTTTGGTAATAGTCCACAGGCATCCATTGACCCTGATTTGAATCAACCAACAATCAACGGTTCAGTTAGGCTATTTTGGAACTCTCCAAACTACGGATATTTTGACCACAACGCGATGAATTTACCGACACATAAACAGTATATGAAAAAGATATACCCTGAAATTTCAAATCAGGATGCGTTCGGGTTAATTGATTACTCTTCAATTGAAGAAATATTTTCAGTATTTACTAAGAATGATTTAGATATTTTTGAAACTGAGTTTTTAAAATTCTCATTACCTACTTTATCGTTAGATACTTTGGCGAGATTAAACAACTTCCAAAGTTTGATGAGAACATTTTTTGTTGTAAATCCTGGGACAGTTGATGGGTTTAAAAATGATGATAATGGAATCAAGTCTTTTGCTAACGCTCAATTCCCAACAGTATTGAGTTATATTAAAAATTTCTTGGAAAAAACAATTGTTTTAAAACTTGGTAATTGTCATTCATTTAATAGAGATTTATTTAATACTTTTAATTTAAACAGAGCTGATGATATAGGTATTATAAAATATAATAGTTATTTTGCAAATACCCCAAATATACTACCTTATTATAATCAAACAACACTTTACCAAACAATTGCTACTAATAGTCCCGAAGCATGGAAAGCGTTTCAATTATATATAGGATTTAGTAGTATTTCTGAATTAGATTATGAATCTTATAACACTTCTTTCTTATTCGATTTCTTTGTACAGTTTGATGTTGAATTTACTGAAGAAAATGTAATTAAATTTGCACCACTTGTTAAATTATATGCAACTAGAAAAATAGAAAATTCATCATTAATACCTAATGATTCGAATCAACATGTTAATTTATTTAAAGATTATATTACAACATTTTTCTCTAATTCATTGGATTTAAGTAAACAAATTTTAAATGATACTTTAATTAGTGTTAGAAAAGGATTGCCGAATGTTAATGTTGGTTCATTATCTGTACTTGAGACTGTGTATCAATCTAATCCTCAAAAAGTTGAAATGTATGATAGATTTAAAGCTTTAAATGATGGATGGATATCTGGCAGTGATTATTTAAATCCTGCTCATACATTGTTTGAGGATATTGTATTTTTCGATAGAGCAGGTAGAAATATTGGGGCTGAAATATATTGTGATGTTAATCACGTTAAAAATATTTTATCGGGGGCTTTAAAGGAAAATACAGTATTTAGTATTATACAAGAAATATTAAACCATGAGAATTTTTCTGTAACTCAAAACATGGCTTTTTGTAATTATTACGGAGTACAAAGGCCTGGGGATAATATTAACCCAAAATTTGTTGGGACTTCAGATGTTGCAAATACTTTATTTGGAACTTTCACAACAATTGATACACAAGATACTACCGCTAAGATTATATGTGAGTTCAATGACATGGACTCGAAATATATTGACACCCCAAATGATAATTATAAATTTTCAAACGATTCTTTTGATTTAATTAAAGTTGAAAATAATCCTTTAAGAGAAGATATTACAAATAAATCTGATTTTGCACTTTCAAGTAAAGTTGTAGGATTTGTTGTAGATTTTTCGAATCAAAATCAGAATGTATTCAAAAATATGAACATAAACTCAAGAACTGGAGGTAAAAATATTGTAACAGTTCAGAATCAATTGGATGTTATTGAAGCGTCATCAGGTAAGAAGAGTGCGTCACAAAGTGTCTCTTTATATAACTTCTACAAGGGACAATCATATGATGTCACAGTCAGTGCTATGGGTAATGCTTTATTACAACCAAAAATGTTTTTTTATTTAAAGAATGTCCCATTATTTAGAGGAACGTATCAAATTAATGAGGTAAGTCATTCTATAACTACAACATCTTTTGGGACATCATTTACAGGTAGAAGAGTTCCTGTGTATTCAATTAAAAAAATTACGGATTATCTACAAAGTTTAAAAATACAAGTTTTAGAAAAAATATTAAACGAAACTAAGAATGCTCAGGAAAAATCACAAGGTGCGGCAACAGTATATAGTGAAAGGGATAATAAAATTATTAACTTTAAAGGTGGTAAACGACCAACACAAAACCAAGCTTGTAAACCTAATGAAAAATATAATACTTTCCAAACAGATACTCCAAAACAAACAACAACTTCAGTTAACGCTTTAATTAAAAAAATCGAACAAGTTTTCCCAAGACCAACCGATACTGCTTTGGTTGATTATCAAAAGAAAGTTACCGAAAACCAAAATCTTTGGTTTATAATATTCTCTATTGTATATGTTGCTAATTTACAAGAAGGTAAACTGAGTTCTTTTAATAATAACTTTGGTAATATACCATTAGATACTGAATACGGAGGTGATTTAATGAAGTTACCCAAAAAGAAATTTATATGTTTAGAAAGTTTGGGAGGGGCGTCAACGGCTTATATGTCATTTGATACGATAGATAAAAATATTGAATTTATAGGTAAAAAATTACAATCAAGGTCAAACGACTTTACTTCTTTAGAAGTTAATGCAGTTTTAATTAAACAAATGACAACAATTTGGACTAACTATTGGCCTAATTTCGCAAATGACATGTACACCCAACTCAAACAAACTGACCCATATTCATTTAATGAATTAGAATTAAAAGTAAAAAAATCATTGAATTTGGCTAAAAGTAATTTTACACCATTACCTACATTTTAATTACTTTTGAAATTTTATAATAACATTGATATTTATATAAAAAAAAGTTATGGACATTAAAACTGCAATTAATAATTATCTTGGTAAACAAGCAAGAATTACTGAAAAGGATAATGGTAATGGATTTAAAGAAGTTTGTGATTTAGACACTGGAGATTGTTATACAGTAAGAATGAAAGATGGTCTTATTGAAAGAGTTGACAACACATATCAAACAAACAAAAAAATAAAAGTAGAAACTAATAACGGATTTAAACAACTTCTAAATGGCTAATAAAATATCTGAAAAAATATTGTCTGAATTGGCAAGACACAAAAGTATTAATAATTACTTAATGGAACAACCTGTTCCACCACCGCCACCACCTCCACCCGCACCTGATGCTGGAGCTGTTCCACCACCTCCACCCGCACCTGATGCTGCGGCACCTGCACCTGCACCTGCTGAAGATGCTAATAAAGTTGATGTTGCTAAAGACCCGGATGTTGAAAAAATTGGTGACGAAAAAAGTAAAAAGAAAGACGATAAAGGTGATGAAGAAATTGAAGTCACAGATTTAGTTACATCTCAAAAAAATATTGAGGGGAAACAAGAAGAGTACTTTGAAAATTTATTTAAACAATTACAAGATTTAGAAAGTAGATTAACTGATATGGACTCAATCGTAAATAAATTAAACGATATTGAAGCTAAAATTGAAAAATATAGAGTTAAAAGTCCTGAAGAAAAATTGGAACTTAGAAGTATTGATTCTGCACCATTTAATCAGAAACTATCTCAATTCTTTCAAGATAAAGAAGAAGATTTAGAAGCAACAGGAAAAGAGTATATTCTAACTTCTGATGAAGTTGAGGACTTTAGTCCTGATGAAATCAGAGGAAGTTTCACACAGGCTACTGACCAAGAATTCAAAAAATACTAATTAGTATTTGACAAAAACGGCTGACACACTTACATTTGTTTATTAACTATTAATTTATATATATCATGGCGACAAATTCACTAGATGCTGTACTCGCTCAGTATGAAAAAGCGAAAAGTGGAGGAAACTCTACAAACAAAATGTCTCAAGAAGACAGAATGAAGAAATATTTTGCGGCGATATTGACGCAGAATGAAACATCGGGACAGAAACGTCTTCGTATTTTACCAACCCCTGATGGGTCATCACCTTTTAAAGAGGTATGGTACCATGAGGTACAAGTTGAGGGTAAATGGAATAAAATCTATGACCCAGGTAAAAACGATAACGAGCGTTCACCTTTGACTGAAATTCATGATGAATTGATGTCAACAGGTAAAGAGTCCGATAAGGAACTTGCTAAATCTTACAAACCACGTAAATTCTACATCGTTAAGGTTATTGACCGAGATAACGAAGCAGATGGAGTGAAGTTTTGGAGATTTAAACACAACTACAAGAACGAAGGTATTCTTGACAAAATCATTCCAATTTGGAAGGCTAAAGGTGATATTACTGACCCTGTTAATGGTCGTGATTTAATCATTGAGTTGGCTAAGGCTAAGACTCCAAAAGGAGCGACTTACACAGTTATTCAAACTGTAATGCATGATGACCCATCTCCTGTTCACACAGATGCGGAAACTGCTAAGACATGGACTGAAGACCCACTTACTTGGGCTGACGTTTACTCTAAAAAACCTGTTGAATATTTGGAAGCTATTGCTCGTGGAGAAACTCCAAGATGGTCTTCAGAATTAGGTAAATATGTTTACGGTGATGAGGCATCAGAAATGAGTGTTGGTGGAGGTATGACAATCTCTGACCCTCAGGCAGATGCTGAACCTGATGGTGACTTACCATTCTAATTTATATGGATGGACACTTGAATTGACAAAGTGTCCATCCATTCTTATTTTTATACAAACAATTTAAACGAATAGACATTTATGGCAATAAAGAAAAAAGAATTTTCATTAGATGCAATCAAAGACAAGTATTCTACAAAAACTAAATACAAAGACACGGAGTTCTATGAAGTCGATGAAGCTTTTCATAGCAGTTGCGGTTTACCTGGTCCTGCTTTGGGCAACATCAATATGTTCTTGGGGCACTCAAATTCTTCCAAAACGACGGCTCTTGTCAAAGCAGCTGTGTCTGCTCAGAAGAAGGGGCATTTGCCTGTTTTCATTATCACGGAAAAAAAATGGAGTTGGGACCATGCAGTTGAACTCGGTTTGGTGGCGGAGATAACTGATGGTGAGTGGGACGGGCAGTTCATCTTCAACGATAACTTCGATTACATCGAACAAGTCACTGATTATATCAACGAATTATTAGACGAACAAGAAAAGGGCAACATTCCTTACTCTCTTTGTTTCCTTTGGGATTCAGTTGGTTCAGTACCTTGTAAGATGACATTTGATGGTAAAGGTGGTAAACAACACAACGCATCTGTATTAGCTGATAAGATTGGTATGGGAATCCAAGCTCGTATTACTAAATCTCGTAAAGAAGATTATCCATATACAAATACAATGGTGGTAGTTAATCAACCTTGGGTTGAGTTACCTGACAATCCATTCGGGCAACCAACAATTAAAGCAAAAGGTGGTGAAGCTCTTTGGTTAGCATCGGCTCTTGTATTCTTGTTTGGTAATCAGAAAAATGCGGGTATCAACCACATTACCGCAACTAAAAATGGTAGAACGGTATCTTACGCAATTAGAACTAAAATTTCTGTCCTAAAGAACCACATTAATGGATTAGGATATAAAGATGGTAAGATTATCGCAACACCACAAGGGTATATTGCGGATACCAAAGAGGCTCTTGAGGAGTATAAAAAACAATATTCACAATATTGGAACGCAATTCTTTCAGGTACTGGGGAAATTACCCTTGATGAATCTGAAGAAACTTTTGACAACGAAAACGAACCATTTTAATTATTGTTCGTGAAAAAAACACTACTTGTCGACGGAAACAATTTGATGAAAATTGGATTTCACGGTCTTAAAGATTACTTTCATAACGGTGAACACATCGGAGCTTTGTATCACTTTATGAATACACTTCGTAAATTCATTGATGAACAAAACTTTGACAAGGTAGTAGTATTTTGGGATGGTGAAGACTCCACAAGTTTACGTGGGGTTCTTTACCCCAAATACAAACAAAATCGTAGATTAACAATGGAGGACTCAATCTTTATGTCCTACCTAAAACAAAAAAATCGTATTAAACAATATCTTGAGGAAGTTTACATTAGACAACTTGAGATAAGTGGTAGAGAAGCGGATGATTTAATCGCTCACTATTGTCATGTTTCCGAAAATGAACAGAAATTAATATTTTCGTCAGATAGGGATTTAACCCAACTTATTTCTGAAAAGGTGTCAGTATATTCACCATCTATTAAAGCTACTTTTAAACATGGTGACAAGATTAAATTTGATGATTTTGAATTCCCTCATTACAATGTCAAAACATTAAAAATATTAACAGGTGATAAATCTGATAATATTGAGGGTATATACCTACTTGGTGAAAAAACATTAGTAAAATTTTTTCCTGAGATACTTGAAAAAGAGGTAACTTATTCCGATATTTTAACAAGAGCTGAAGATTTATTAAAAGAACAAAAAGATAACCAAACTCTTAAAAATCTTCTAACAGGTAAAACAAAATCAGGTATATTTGAAAACGAATTTTTTGAAGTAAATGAGCAAATCGTTG